AATGACTGACCCAACTACCACCATTCAAGGTGTTGAAATCGGCATAGGCACCGAAGACGCTGGCGTGAACATCAGCACCAAGATCGAGGCGCAATACCCAGCCCACTTGGTGCTTGTTCAAAGCGGCTCATTCTTGCGCGGATATAACCGCACAGCCTACGCGCTGCATAAACTCAAAAGCTGGAAGCTGAAGCTGGCCGGGACCAGCGACAAGCCGCACCTGCAAGTAGGCTTCCCAATGAACGGACATAAGCGCCGACTATGGACCGTGGTGCATGAATTCGGCATTCCATATGTGGTAGCGCTAGGCACACATGCTGAAGGCTACACCCTGCACATCTCAGATGCAGACGGCGGTAATTCCGATGCATTGAATAGCGTTTCCACTGATGTTGTCAGCGAAGTGATTGCCGACCTGAGAGCTAATAAAGCACTTGATCAAGTTGCAGCAAAAAAGATACTGGCTAAGCCAGAGACCGCAACTTTTCAGCTGAAAGAAAAAGCACAAGCGCTGGATGAGGCATTGCTTAATGACATCCTGAAACTACCCAGAGATATTCGTACCACTTGGGGCGAGAGCGTACGCGCATGCATGGCCCGCATGATGTACCTGGTATTCGCCTATGGGCAGGAAGACAACAAGCCCCAGCTACTCAAGAAAATATCAGCCGATGTGGATCTTCTGAAGCATTACATCTGCCAGGCCAAACAGCTAAGCCAGTTCAAGGCTTTTAATTTTGAGCATAGAGCTGGCTTAGCTGTTGAACTTGGCCGCATTGTGGGCGGGCTTATCCGCCAGCACGGGGCGAGCCATGATTAACAAAGGGTGTTCTCTGGAAGGTCTGGCAATGCGCTCATCCGGGGCGGCTACTGGAACTCGGGCGACAACGCAGGCGTGTTCAATCTCAACAGGGATTGGCGAGACAACCGCAACGACAACGTGTCTTTCCGCTGACCCAAGCGATCATAGCCTAGACGTTGGCATGCCAACGGAAGGTTCCATCTTGGTCGAGAGCATCCCGGAGGTTACTCCAAAAGCGAGGCAACAAGCCAAACCGAAAACCGCAGCGGGGCCTAAGGGTGCCGCTGTGGAAAGCGGCAGCGACTTTTACCAGATGACCATGCTGGACAACCTCTTTTTGTGTTGGCGCAATGCCCGCAAGAATAAAACATCAAGCCTGCGCGTGCAGCGCTTTGATGCTGACCCACTCAGCTACCTTTTAAAGATACAGCAACGCTTGCGCGACCGGAGCTACACCTTCGGTCCATACAAAACCTTTACGGTACGTGAGAAGAAATGGCGCGATGTAGTTGACGCACCCATGAAAGACCGGGTGGTGCATTGGATGCTTTACAGCTACCTGCTGCCGATCTGGCGCCCCCGCTTTATCCATGACACTTTCGGTAACCTACCAAACCGGGGCACGCATGCGGCCATACAGCGCTTGGCTGACTTTTGCCGGGCAGAAGGTACCGAGTGGGTTTTGCAGATAGACATTTCGAAATACTTCTACGCCATACCACACAGCACCTTGAAAGAAAAAACACTGCGCTATGTGGGTGACCACGACGTGCGCCAGCTGATGTGCAACCTGATTGATTCATTCTGCACTGGCAGCCAGTACGATAACCTGTTTCACCCGGCAAGCCCCTACCGTACAACACCGGCAAAGGGCATGCCCATCGGCAACCTTACCAGCCAGCTATTTGCAAACATCTATCTCAATGACTTTGATCACTGGGTAAAGGAAAAGCTGCGCATCAAGCATTACATCCGCTACGTTGACGATATCGTGATCCTTGGCAAGTCAAAAGCCGAGCTGCAGGCCATCTGTTTCCTGCTTGCCAGCGAACTCAATAAGCTGGGGCTGACCGTTCACCCCAAAAAAATCCGCATAGCCCATGCTGCCGCTGGCATTCCTTTCCTTGGCTATGTGGTGTGGCCACGTCACGTTTCTGCTGGCCAGCGTATCCGCAGGCGCTACCACTACCGATTGCGTGAGCATGAGGCTGGCGTTATTGATCGCGCACATGCCCTCAACTCTTACCGCGCTGCATTAAAGCACACTGGATCCACGATATGAATGGCACAGCGATGTTTACCTATAGGCCAGATCTAGGCTGGCGCCTGTTTGATTTCATCTCAGCAGCCGACCAGGTTGAAAGGCCAAAGGTCACTGTCATTCGTGATGAAAGAAACAAGCCATCGCTACTGATGCTAACCGGCGAATTTCACACGCCTATGCTCAAAGGCAAATTTACAAAACGACCCTATCGATTGCTGGCATCCAGCCTGAAAGGAAAATAATGAAAGAACGTCCAATTTTGTTCAATGCCGAGATGGTGCGCGCTGTGCTTGATGGCAGCAAGACGCAGACGCGGCGGATTGTGAAGCCACAGCCAACACATTTTAATCCAGCTGGTGTTCCACGGAGAGCTAATCCAGCTGGCGGGCCAAGTGATTTGATTGCATGCCCCTACGGCCAGCCTGGCGATCAGCTATGGGTGCGCGAGACATGGCGCAAAGTCGAGCCTGGGGAGTGCGGTTGCTCTGAGCACTGCAATCACCGCACTGGTTATGACTACCGAGCCACCGGAAGCGGAGACGATGAAACAAAGTGGAAGCCTTCAATTCACATGCCGCGTGCCGCCAGCAGGATCCAGCTCGAAATCACTGGCTTGCGCGTTGAGCGGCTGCAGGACATCAGAGAAGAGGATGCATTAGCCGAAGGGGTAACGCTGACCACATGCCATCCGAGACATGCTAATGATATGGGACGTCGCGCCTATCAAGCGCTGTGGGAATCGATCAACGGCCCCGGCAGCTGGGCGGATAACCCTTGGGTATGGGCAATTGATTTTAAACCCGCATTCTCAGCTCCCGAACGGTAGCCCGTCCTCGGCCAGTAACTCGCCAGGATTTATTAGGCAGGCGTTCTATGTGTCCATTCGCTTCCAGCCACTGAAGCGACTCAGGATCAAGTGATCGCTCTATCTGGAAGTAAAGAATAAGCAGGTTATCGCGGTGTAATTTTGGGAGATAGTCCATGAGAAAAGGATATAACAATGGGTAACAAAAGTATCGAGTCCAGAACAGTAAAACTCTGCGAGATTAATGAGATATATGAAAAACCAGCATACGGGATCATAGATCCAGACTATGCCAGGATATTCACCATAGCGAGGTGTGTGGCATGGTCATATGGCTACGCGCTAGCTATGCATGGCTCCTTCACCCGAGACCTCGATTTGATCGCGGTGCCATGGACGCCAGAGGCATGCCCTCAGGAGCATCTAATACACCAGATTGCATGGCGGGCAAACCTAACGTCAAAAGGCGAGCCATCAATTAAACCTCATGGGCGCCTAGCTTATAGCCTGCATCTTTCCGGTGAAAACGAATGCCGATGGGTTGATATATCGGTAATGCCGCAACTGGCAGTGGCACAGGAGGGGATCGAGTAACATGAAACCTGTGAGCACGGAGCAAATTACACCAGCTGCTTTAGAGGCACGCAAGCGTATTGCTGATCAACTTGAGATGTTTAGCGTTACCGGGTTATTACCATGCCCATTCTGCAGGAGCGTTGATCTCAGCAGCGTATCGATCCTGTTAGATGACGGCACGAGAAAAACCATTTTGATTGAGTGCAACGCATGCGGGGCAACAGGTCCAATTTCAGAATCAATGGACCAACTCCGCGCCCTTTGGAACGTTCGAGCCTAAAACCATGCTTGGCTATGTGACCATATCCAAATTTTGCGAGCTGTCGGGTTACACCGAAGAGGCTATTAATGCAAAAATAAAAAAAGGTGTATGGTTGCAAGGGCGCGTTTGGAGACAAGCTCCAGACGGCAGACGGTTAATATCAATTAAAGGCTATGAAGAATGGGTAGAAACGGGAATGGTGTCAGCGAAGCATCAGAAACCTCTTACGAAATCACCTTCACCTATAAGGGGGTCCGCTGCCGCGAACGAATCAAAATCAAGCCCTCTCCCGCTAATCGCAAACGGGTAGAGAATTTTCTTGGCGCCATCAATGATGCTATCGAAAAAGGAAGCTTTGACTATAACGTCACATTTCCGGACTCACCTCGACGTTTAAAATTTCTGGAATACAAAGGGCAAGGGCTCAGTGTTTCCAGCTATTTTGACGACTGGCTTACTGCCAAAGAAAAAACCCTCAAGGCCAGCACCTGGCAAGGTTACGAGAAAATCATCAATAACCTGGTCATCCCTAAGTTTAAAGACCTGCAATCGCTTGCCGATCTGACACGGCCCCAGCTTAAAGCGTGGCTTGTCACCTTCAATGTCAGCAACAAGCGTCTATCAAATATTCAAAGCTGCATCCGCTCAGCACTGCAGGACGCATTCATGGATGAGCTGATTGAATCCAATCCTATGGCAGGCTGGACCTACCAACGGAAAGAGGCGCCAAAAAAGCAGGACGATATCGATCCATTTACGGAAGATGAACAACAAGCGATTCTTGCCGAGCTATCAGGCCAAGGCAGAAACCTCATCCAGTTTGCTTTCTGGACCGGGCTCAGAACCTCTGAGCTGATCGCACTAAATTGGAGTGACATCGATTGGCGACGCGGGATCGTCAGAATTTCAAGGGCACTTACCCAGGCATCAGATGAGTTTGAAGAAACCAAGACGCGAGCTGGCCGCAGAGATGTGAAGCTACTAGCACCGGCTATGGCGGCTCTTAAGGATCAAAAGCAGCATACCTTCCTTAAGAATTCAGAGATATTCCAGAACCCACGTACAAACGAGAGATGGGCCGGAGACGAACCAATCCGTAAAACACTATGGCAACTCGCATTAACCAAAGCCAAAGTGCTTTACAGAAGGCCGTATCAGACTCGCCACACGTACGCCAGCATGATGCTTTCAGCTGGCGAATCACCCATGTGGGTAGCGCAACAGATGGGCCATAGCGACTGGACACAAATCGCCAGAATATATGGCCGCTGGATACCAGATGCTGCGCCGCAGGCTGGTAGTAAAGCTGTACAGATATTCGGATCGGACTACCTTGTAAAAGCTGTCATTGGAGCTGGCATTACAAAGCCATCCTAGACCCCTATAGGACCATTTGTTACTTTTAAAAACTCATAAATACATATATAAATCATATATTTATGTATATTGAATTGGTGGAGCCGGGGGGAATCGAACCCCCGTCCGCAAGCCCTCCACAGACAGTTCTACATACTTAGCTGTGTTGTTTGATTTAACTTGATACACACCAACGAGCAAGCAAATATCAAGCG